AGATTACCTTGTTCGTGAGCTTGAGGATAATAAACAAAACTAAAATGACTACTCATATGTCTATGATAAGCAATGTGTTGTTCTTTAATAGATAATGTAGCCCAAGATTTTGTAATATAAATATCAAATAAATCTAAATTATATTTTTGAGCTAATAGACAACCTTCTATTACTTTTGTTATTTCATTGTAAAGTTCAGTAAATCTTTTATCAATATGTAAATTGTCATCTATTGATTGTAATTTTATTGGTTTAACATCAGTAGTTTGTGAATATTGAGAATTAGTAGGAGTAATATTATTTATTATGATAGGTAATATTTTTTTATTTATTTTTTCAAAATTTTCTAATTTAGTAATATAAATAGGATAACCAAACCATTTAGATATATTAGCCATCTAATTTTCCCATAGAATCAAACCATACATAGCTATTTAATTTAGATATAAATTTTTCCATATCATTATCTTTTACTATATAAACGTCAGTTTCTACGCAAAAATTTTTAATTGCTTCATATCGATGATGACCATCTAATAAAATATTATTAGTATCAATAGCTAAAGGGCATAATAAACCATTCAGTTTTATTTCTATTTCAAGCTGATCAATTAATTCTTGATTGTTATTTTCTTGATTTGGTTTAATATCTTTTATTTTAACTTTTTTAATTAAACTATCAAATACAATTTTTTTAGGTTTTAAATACAATTATTGAACTCTTAAAAATCTATATTGTATTTCTCCACTACCACCGTCAGCTCCAACAGTAGAACCAGAATTTACTTGAGCAGCACCACCTCCACCTCCAGAACCTCTAGTTCCTGCTCCACCATTTGTTCCTGCGCCTGATGATGATCCGCCTGTTCCTCCAGAAATATTTCCAGCATAAGAAGCTGCACCAGTAGATCCACCTATTCTACAGTTATCTCCACCACAGTTTCCATTATTATTACCAGAAACACCATTACCAGATTGATTAAAAGTTCCAACAGGACCACCAGTTAAACTCGTTATATTTTTTGTTACACCATCTGAATCTCTAAAAGTTCCTGAACTTAATGCAACAGATACAGTTGCTGATCCACCAGAACCAGCTGAATTATTTCTTAAAGGACCTTGAACTCCTCCACTTGTACCACTTGATCCACCACCTCCTGTTAATGAAAATATAGCACCTGTAGTAGAACCTGAAATACTAGATGTTCCTCCTCCTTGAGCTGTAACATTAAAACCTTTACCAGCTCCACTACCAACAGAACCAATAGCATAAGTTATTGTTTCTCCTTGAACTACTGTAAATACTTTATCAGATATATAAGCTCCTGATCCGCCACCAGCACCAGATGATTCACCACCTGCTTTATCATAATCGGCTCCTCCAACAGCTCCACCACCACCTCCGACTGCTGCTTGAATATGCATTGCATTAGCTCCTTGAGGTACGACTAATGTTCCTGAACCAGAACTTAATGTTTGAACAGTGCCTGCTTGAAATGCAGCAAATACTAATTTCCAAGTACCTGAAACTTTAGCATATATTTCATCTGCTTCTTGCCAAGTACCTGAAACTTTTCCATAAGCATTTTCTATTTCTTCGAATGTTCCTGAAACTTTTGCGTAAGTATTAGCCATTATGTTCTAACATATCCTAGTGCTTCGTCACTATTAATTTTTTCAGGATCTGATAAAATATCAATTCTTGTAATAGATATTACATTTCCTTTTTGATTTTTAAATTCTTGATCTACGGTTTTTATATTAGTAGAAGATGTATAAGTTTCTTCTAAATTAGAGTTCTCGGAAGTAGAGAAATAAAATTTGTAAACAGCCATTTAAACTCCTATGAATATTTAAACCAAATATCTCCATCATTTCCACCTGATGGACTTGATGTACTTATTGTAAATTTTCTTTGAAGTTTAGCTGCAGTAATTGCATCATCGGGTATTTTTGCTGTTGTAATTGCGTCATCTGGTATTTTTGCTGTTGTTACATTATCATCTAAAATTAAAGCAGTTGTAATTGCATTGTTCGCAATTTTTGCTGTTGTAACATTAACATTAGCTATTTTTGCTGTTGTAATTGCATCATCAGCAATTTGTGCAGTTCCTATACTTCCTTGTAAAGTATTCATATTAACTGCAGTAACATTAGTACCATCTGAATATGCAGCACTTAATTTACCTTCATCAAGAGTAAAACCTGTTCCACTTGCGGTTTTAAAAGTTAAAGTATTTCCTCCATGTGTTGAAGCATCTTGTAATATATAAAATTTTTCAATACTATCTGGTACGGAAACTGTTCTATTTGCAGCAAGAGTTCCTGTAAATTTTAAAATCATATTTCTTGCGTTTGAAACAGAAGCATCTGTCATTACTAAAGTAACATCTGCTGAAGCAACATCTATTGCTTCATAACCAGCAATTGCTTGCTGTATTAAATTTAAATTATTATTAGTTTTATCACCCCAAGTACTAGCATTTTCTCCAGTAGCTTGAAGCTCTAATTTAAGGTCTGATGAATAAGATGAAGCCATATTTTTTTATACTCCTATTTTGTCTTTTTGTAAATTATTAAATATTTGTCCACGTGTAAGTTCCTCCAGTAGTAATAGGATCCCAAAATCTTAAAGTTGCTGGTATAACAGTTATTTGTTGTCCTGCAATATCAACTGTATTTCCAGTGCTTGTTACTACAGAAGATAATGTTATTGTCATTTCTTGACCAGTTATACTTAATACATTAGAAGTACTTGTTATAACTGTACCTGTATTTGCGTTAGCAACTTGTCCTACAATATCAATTAAATTTTCAGTATCTGTTAATATAGTTCCTAAACCAGTAATTAACCCTTGACCAGTTATTCCTACAAAATCATTTGTAGATAATAATGGACTACCTAAAGATGTAGTTACTTCTAATTCTGGAACAACAATGGTCATATTTCCATCACCAGATATTGCGTAAGTTCCAATCGTTGTATTTACTTGTTGGCCGGATATAGGTAAAAAATGATCAGATTCAATAATAACTGAATTTACTGAAGTATTAATTTGTTGACCAGTAATAAGATAAGAAGATACAATAGAAGTATTGCCTACAGAAGCAACGACTTGTTGACCTGATAAATTAATAATGATATCACCACTACCTAATGAGGCTATTGGTGCTTGAGATATAGCATTAAGACCTAACAATTTAAACTCCTATAATATTAAAAGGAAGCAAGGAAATGTGGTGGTGCCTTGCTTCCATCAAATATTATATCATCGTTTAAACCAAGAAGGAAGTCCTAAATGAGGTCTTTTGTCAAACATATTATCTTTAGCACCAACAGTTTTACGATTATTATAGTGTAAAAATACTTGTATACATTCTTTACCTTTAAATTTTTCTCTCCAATGTTCTAATTCACAACCAGAATAAACTAACATATCTCCTGGTTTTAAATCTACTTTAATACCTTTTTTACCGACTTCTCCAGTTGGTTCAAGATATATTGGCCAATCATCACCACCTAAATTCATAGTAGTAGATATTTCACAACTAAATCTATCTTTATGTCTTTTTAAAATATCACCTTTTTTATAAATTCTTGCATAAGTATAAGCTGGATATAGTTTTAATCCTGTAGCTTTTTCCATATCTGGTTGACATTTAAGTAATAAAGTTTCCATAGCCATATTAGCATATTGAGAATATGTGTTTGGTATTTGACTATCTGGACCTTCATAAGCTCCAATTATATTTTCATAAGGTGAAAAATATCTATGTTCTCTACAAGTATCATAAACTTGTTTTTGCATTAAAAAATAATTTGCAATAAAAGAAGCAAGGTCTTTTGATATTGCTTGACGTATAATTGTGTATTTTTTCTTTTTAAACATCTTTAGCCATGTCTTTTGGAACTGCTTGTATATTCCAATGTATAAATCTAAAAGGTTCTATTCCATGATCTACCGCATATTCGTGTTCTAAAAATCCTGGAAAAATAATTACTGTACCAGGTGTAGGTCTTATATTAATTAGTTCTGATCCACCAAATACACCTTTTTGATTTTTCATTTTTAATTTTGTAGCTCTAGCACCAGTCCTTGGTTCGTGAAATATAGGATAAGATGTTTTTTCACTACACTTTAAAAAATAAAAACCAGATACATGTTGATTCCAATGTATATGTGCAGAGTGATGTCCACCACCTTTTTTAGCAAACTCTTGTACCCACATTTCACTAAACATAGTTGTATATTGTGACATATCATAACCTTGATGATCTAAATACTCCCAAGATTTTTGACCAACATAATTTCTAAAATCTAAAAAATCATTATCATGTAGCAATGGTGTTGAATGATATGATCTACCAAAATCACCATACTCTTTTATATATTTTTTTTCTCTTTTTCTAGCTTCAGAAATGTATTTATTAGAAGCTTGATTTAAAGATTTTACAAACTCTGGTTTATTTTCTGACCATATGGTAGTATTAAAATAATTATTTATAAACATTATCTAAAAGGCTTTCCTAAATGCCAAACAACAAGACTATATCTTGTGCCAGCGGTTACTGGTTTTACTCTATGATAAACAAAAGAAGGAAATATAATAATAGAACCTTTTGGTAATATTTCTTTACATTGTATTCTATGTTTTGATTCATCTCTCATATGTGGATCATAATTTCTAAAATCAAACTCTAATTCTCCACCTTGATACTCTGAACTATCTGTTAATTGACATGTCATAGATAGTTTTCTAATTTTACCTGTTTCGGGATGATCATCCCCTTTTTCATAAGGTTTATTATGACTATCACAATGCCAATCATAGTATTGATTTAGTTTGTATTTTGTAAATTGACAAGATTCACTTCTTTCCCAATCAAAATTCCAACCCGCATTTTTATTAGCTGTATGAACGTAAGGATGTAGTTCTTTATATATCCAAGTATCATTTAACCAAACTAAATCAGAGTTTCTTTTTCTTTTTAAATCAAATACTTCTTGTTTATTTAATTTTCTATTTCCAAAACCACCAGTTAAAGCCATAACTTCTTGATGTTGATTAGCATACTTAATTACTTCATCACAAAATTTTGGTGTTAATGCAGATTTAAAATACCAATAATAATTAGACAAATTCATAAGTTATAGTTTGAACAAAATTCAAATTGTCTTTTTGATTATTAAATAAATGATACATATTAGTTGACGGAAACATTATAAATTTATTATTTGTTAATGGTATATCCCAACTTCTTCCAGCTCTTCTGTTTTCATCATAATGTATTCTTACACTACAATCTTTAACTCTTACTCCATATAATAATGTCCT